AGATTGGTGACTTCCTGCATAGCTCAATTAACCTCGACGCCGGGTAAATTTGGTTTATAGGGGCGTTCCGGCGGCGACGGCGTGACGTTGATTATCAACTCCGAGACGGGCGTTCCGGCGGCCCTCCGGTCTGGTTCACGCCATTTGAAGCGCGTCGTAACGTGCTGCGCGTAGGCCGTCATCTGCGGCATCCGCGCTATGAATTCGTGGCCGGCCAGCGTCAGCGGGTCGAGGGTGAGCAGCACGTTGTCGGTCTCCTCCGTCTCCGGGTCAATCACCTCCGCCCGCAGCCGCAGACCGGCCAGCGCGGCGCGCACATCAGCCATCATTTTCAACAGGCCGACGCCCCCAGCCGCGCCGCGCCGCCGGGCCTTGTCGCCACGCGCATCGTCGGCGCAACCGATGACGCTGAAGGCGCAGCGATGCTCGACAATCCTCGGCTGGTCGAACGCTACGGCGACAGGCGGGCTGTAAACATCCTCGCCATCGGTGTAGGACACCAAGACGAGCGGGAAATTGGGCGAGTTCTCGCGCACAAAGGCCCGCAACGTCTCGGCGTCCAACTCCCCGCCGTAGAACCCCAGAGTTTTCAAATAACCGCCTTCGCTCGTCTTCAAGGGCGTCAGCGCGGCGATGATGCCGTCCTCGATGCCGCCCACGAATTCGTCAAACTCAAGCTGTCGCATACGGTTTTGGGTCTTGGGCCTTTGGTCTTGGGCAGCGGTCAAAGGCCCAAGACCCAAAACCAAAGACCAAAGACCATCACAGCCGCGCGACGTGCCGCTTGAAGATAGCGGCGAGGGCGTCGTAATCCTCGTCCTGAAACATCAGGAAAGGCCGCGCCGGTGTCTTGCTGTGGCCGCGCCCCGCGCCGCCCGGATAGCCGAAGTGCTGGCGCGGGCCGTAGATGACGTTGGTGCCGATTTCCACGCCGGGCGCGCTCACCAGCCGGAACGACATCGAGTTTTTCAACCGCGCGGTGTCAATCAGGATTTGCGCCCCGCCGCGCCCGCGTCCTGTGCGGCGTCGTTGCAACGTGGCCGCCGCCAGCTTTTGCCACTTCTGCGGGCGTCCCTGCGCCCGGAAGTTCCGCTCAATCGAGCCGAGCATGTACGCGCCCGCCGCCTTCAGCGGACGCTCCACCTGCCGCGTGTCGGTGGCGAGTTCGCCAATGCGCCGGATGACGCGCTCAAGTCCTGTAATGCCTTCGCTCATGTTGTTCATCAATCGTCAATAGTAGAGACGCGATGCATCGCGTCTCTACGCCACGATTGACGACTCACGATTTCAAAACCCGCTCAACTTATCGTCCGTGAAAACCGGACTCGTGTTACCCTTCAAAACCCTGTCAGGGCTGGCCGGATTCGTTGTCGTTTCCTCAGCCGCCGGCACGTCGAGCGCGGCCTTGCCCTGCTGCACGTCGGTCAGGAATTTCACCGCTGCGTCGTGTGCGTCCTTGCGGACTTTGTACTCGCCTTCGGTGTCTTTGGCCCGCGATTTGAACAGGTGAAAGACGGCCAAATCCAAGCAGACGGCTTGCACTTTCGGCGTCACCGGCACGGGCAGCGCGTAGCGCGTCCGGGCATAACTGTCAAAAGTTCCCACCGCGTAACCGATGGCTTTGCTCACGCGCTTCTCATTCAGCAAACCCGCGCCTTCGTCGTCGGTCAATTGGATGAGCCGTTCAATGCCCAGCTCATCCTCCAAGTCCGCTTGGGTCAAATAGCTCACTTGACTGCTTCTGCTTCAACCAATACCGCTTCAACCAATTTGTGGCCGTAAGGCTTGTTGAGCAACGCTAACACTTCGCGGTCGCTAGTGATTTCACCTTGCTTATAAGGGCCAAGCTGTTGCGCTAACACCCGGACTTGTTTTGCTGGCGCTGATGGCGGGGCTTTTTCTTTAGCTTCAGCCATTGAAACATTCTCTCCTATAAGATTAGTGCTTGATACGCATGACGATAACGGATTTCGGATAAACCAGGCGCGGGCCGCCAGAGAAACCGCCCGTAACTTCGATGCGGGGGTTTTTACCCGCACCCAACTCGGCGGCGCTTACAGTGTAACTACCACGATTGGATTGTCCGTTGACCTCAATGAAAGCGTACATACCAGGCGCAGGCTGGCCGTTCTTTTGACGATGGAAAGTAGGGGTCATACACATATCGCCGACAGGTTCACCGCCCCGATAGCCAACGACAATCAACACATCGTCATTGATAAACTTCTTGAATAGGCCGCCTTGCCAATACCCCAGATTGTATGTGGCAACACTTAGCCCTTGCTGGTCAGCGATGATTTGGTTGGCCTCGGCAATGCTCCAGGTGACATTGCGGAATTTATCGCCGCGATGTCCGGCCAAGTCTTTTTGGTTGGCGTTTCGGAGCAAATAATTTGTGCATTTGCGTGTGCCGTAACAGACCGCCATTTCGCTTGTCGCGCCGGTGCCGAGAAACATATCCGCGACGTTACCCCAATCTTGTAAAGGCTTGGCGTTGTCGAAATCGTCCCAGTCCACAATCGCGTCGTAGAACTGCACGGGGAAGGTTTCCGAGACCTTGACACCGTTTTCGTCAATGTCGAACCCCCCTTGGAGCGCATCCCAACGCAGCTTTTCGGCGCGGATTCTATTTTTATCCATACGCCCTTTAATGGCGCGCCCAACCAATGCGGTCAAATCTACTGGCTGTCCTAGTGTGCCTAACTCCCGCGCCCGCAGTAACTCTCTGTTCCGAATCACATCGGTCTCTTTGAAATCAAGCGGTTCGTAACGATGCGTCTTTGAACCAGGCCGGACGCCGATTGCGGGTTCAGTCCCGTCGAGATACGCGGCGGTCATGCCTTCTTCGCGGTCAAGTTCGTCCCACTCAACAAAATGAGTCGCCGCTTCTTTGAAGGGCAAAATCTTTTCGCCCATAAATTGCGCGGAGGGGATTTCGTAAGCGCGCACTACCTCATTAAGCGACTCGTTAGTTGGAAAGCGATATGAAACAGACATAGTTAACTCCTAAAATTTGAAGATGCCGCCGGGGGCGCCGCCCCCGCGAAGTTCAGTTTTGGCCGTGCTGTCCAGGCCTGATATTTTACTTTCCGCCAGCAAGCCGCCGATGATGGCCGGAATAGAGGTGTCGCCCGCGCCGTCGCTGGCTTCGTCGGCGATGAAGGCCGCGACTTGCGAACCATCGCTACCCAGCACCGCCGCGCCGGAAGCCACCGCAACGGCGGCGTTAGCGTTGAGCGTCAAGACGTTTGTGGCCAGATTCACCCCGCCGGCGGCGATAGTTCCAATGGCCGCGCCGGCGGCGTTGGTTATCACGTCGCCCGCTTTGAATAATGAAGCGTCTGCCACCTGGCCCGTAGGAGAGTTGGTCGCAAAACCACCGTCCGCCGCCGTCGTGCGTGTGCGCCGACGACCCAGCCCCGAAGCGGCAATAATGCCGCCAACAGCCCCACGCGGAATCGCAAAGCCGCTCTTAATGGTAATTGGGACAAGCAGCAACAGGTCTTCGCGGAGCGCGGCCAGCGACTCACGCGCCGGGTCATTTCTAACTGTCGTAGTGGGCATTATTTTTCACCTCCGTTGGTTTTCTGAGGCAAGCCCATCGCTTCTCGCAACGCGCTTACCTCGCCCGGGTTGGCGAGGCTGAACGAGCCGGTGTCGGCCAGACCGCCGAAGGCTTCGCCGAACTGGACGAACGGGCCGAGACCGCCAAGAAAGCCCTTGAACCAATCAAGTTGCGCTTGTTCGCGCTTGGTTTCGGTCTGCACGCCGTCCTTCTCGCTGAACTCGATGGTCGTCACTTTGCCCTCGCCGCCGGAGAGATAGACAATAAACTCCACGACGCCCATCTGCTTGAAGGCCGGCGGGAAGTTGGCCGCGCCCAGCTTCTCGCAGAAAGATTCTATCTCGGCGCGCGTGGCGTGGCCGTTCTGCGCGGCGACCTGCTGTCTCAAGGCGTCAGTTTCGGCGACGGCGGCCTGTAGCTTCTCAGTAAACTCCGCCGTCATCCTCTCGGCGGCCGCCGCGACCGCCTCGTCAGCAATGCGCTTGGCGTCGGTTGCGGTAAAGTTGGCCGGTTCTTTCGGCTCGGCCCCTGGCTCTTTGCTTGAGAGCTTGTCCAAAATCTTCTGCAACAAGCCTTTAGTTTCGGTATCGCTCATTGTGTCCTCACTGAAAAAGACTTCGGCGGTGATTGTCTCGCCGCCTGAGAATTTGATTTCGCGCAACCCTTTGACTGCCGGGGGTTGCGCGCCTAAGAAACCGACGTGGCGCAGACGCGGCCCCCCGGCTAGATAAAAACTCGACGAGCGTTTCTTGAAACGCCCCGCTTCGACCATCTTCTCGAACGCATCGTCGGTGTCGCCAAACTGCGCCCACAAACTGCCGTCCGCAAATTTCAAAGCCGTAACCCATCCATAAGCCGGCGCGTTTTCTTGGGGGTGGCCTATCACTGCCGGGGCCTCATTCGGTTGAAAGGAATTAACGACCTGCTCAAAGAAGGAGGCGTCCAGATTGCGTTTAATGCCCGCGCTGTCGGTGAACTCTCCTACCCGGCAAATCTCAATCCACTGACCGTTGAAGCCTTGTTTCGCCATACAAATACTGTGAAATGGAAAAAGCCCGCCGGTTCTTCTCGAACCAACGGGCTTCTCACGAGCCTCTAAAAAATTGCTGTTATAAAGGGCCTCTCACGGGCCTCGCTCTTGTCCTTTTGACACTCTCCCGCCAAGCCTTGCGGCTATGGCGTGAGATTCTTGGGAAACGCATGAAGCAACCTTCTGCGTTAGCTCCCAAAGGGTCTGCCCGGCCCTCTGGTGGTTTC